ATCGTTGCTATTTCTGACAATGGACAAAGATGAAGTATCGTTGCCAGTGCCTTCTACCTGAAGTGCCGCTGATACAGAACCATTAAAGAAGTTGCTACGCGCAGAAGACGTGCCAACTAACAGTCTCTTGCTGGCATCAATTCGCGCTGCTTCACTACTGTTAATGTTAAAAGTGATATAACCAGTAGCGTTATTGGAATTAAGCTTGATATGGGATAGGCCACCATCTGCTCTTATTTCCAGTTTGGTGTCATCGGCGGAATCTGTGTAGCCAACAAAGCCAGTAAGCGAGGAATCGCTAGGTCGCCGGAAACGGATTTGATTGGCGGTTCCGGTTTTGCCAATAATTGCACTTCCTGAAACTTCAAGAGTGTCGTTAACTGAAGTAGTGCCAATCCCTACTTTGCCTCCGAGAGGATTAATAATCGTATTGCCTGTCGTGCCAGAGGCTTGAATACGAATGTCGTTATTGCTTCCATAGGTGGAGATTTCTCCGTAGGCACTAGCGGCAGTTGCGTTGTAGCGCCATTGGAAGAACATGCCCCTTGTGCTGGACTGTCCTACAAATGCGTTTGTGTCACTAGAGGTATTTTCCAGATGCAATAAATACTGAGGACTCGAAGTCCCCAGACCTAAGCGGCCTGAGCTGTCGATGCGGGCAGATTCAATCGAACCGCTTCGGGTGAATATATGCTGTGCCGCTCTTACTTCTATGTCTTCAAATGCAACAGCTCCTGTAGTGAGGGAAGCAAGTGTTGACCGGCTTGTGTCAGCTTGAATCTGGATTCTTGCATTAGTCCCGTCATCAAATAGCGTATAAATATTGGAGTTTGACGAGTTTATTTGCAGTGGTGCGGATGCAGATGCTCCACCTATGCCGATTCTGCCAGTACTATTTACAAACAACCGCCCAGTGCCATTAGTTGAGATGGCTACTTGATCGGCGCCGGGAGAATAAATGCCAGTATTAAGATCGCCGGTAAAAGTAAGGCTAGGAGTTCCTTGTGCGCCAAGTGGAACATCAACAGCCAGCGTAGAAGTCAGCGCCGTGGTGCTTGCAGTCAGGCGAGCCGTGCCGCCAGTGGTAATAGCAACCTGATCAGCGGCTGGAGAATAGATACCAGTATTGGGGTCACCATCAAATGCGATGCCGGGCGCCGTGTTCGAGCCGAGGCTGGCGTTCTTCATCACGTTGGCGATACTGACCTTCTTGGTCACGTCGCTGGTGACATCAACAATCGGCAGCACATCCGTATTGACCGGATCTGTGTAAGCCGTCAGGTCAGTGATCTTGGTGGTGGCCATCGTTGATGCTCCGGTAGGTTGAGTTTAGGCGCGGCTCAAGTCTTAATACAAGCCAGCAGCGCGATGTTCCTGGGTCGTGCCTCGGTGTCACCGCTGCTGTTGACCGTGATGCCGGTGGTGTTGGAGTTGATGGTGATGCCAGTCGTGGAGTTGCTTGTGGTCACATTTCCTTCTGCAGCCTGTTCGGCACTGCCAGAAGCAGCATCATTTCCACCAAGGGCGCTCTGAACAACGTGGTTGTGGCTGGGGTCGTTGATGGAATGGCCGTGACCCGGATCGGTGATGCCGTGCGTGTGAGCCAAGTTGGCACTGGCTTGCGCGGAACCGAAAGTTCGACCCGTATCAACGCCGCGTCCGTCGTCCCAGCCACGGGCAAATTCACCGCGCAGATCCGGCACGTTGAAGGTGGTAGAGCCATCCCCTGCGCCAAATGTGGTGCCGATTGCAGCAAACAATGTGGCGTAAGTTGTGCGGCTGATTGCTGCACCGTTGGCCTTCAGATAGCCGGTTGGTGCGGTATTGCGTGCGCTCCAGATGATGGTGCCAGCCGGTGTCATGTCGGTTGGCGTGATCGCGGCAATCTGCGTATCGACATAGCCCTTATTGGCGGCCATGTTCGTCGTGCTGGGATTGCCCACCAGCGTCAGGTTGCCGGTCATCGTCCCACCAGCCTTGGCTAGGTAGGTGCTGGCTGCAGTGGTGATCTGTAGGTAACGGGCATCAGCAAAGGTTTGGTCGATACCGTCAGGGTCAACGCGCACCCAGTTGGTGCCGTCCCACATCTTCAGTTCGTCGGGCGTCTGTGCCGTGTCCTGCCATAACTGACCCAGTGCTGGACTGCTAGGTGCGGTGCCTGACGGGTTGGTGATGATCGACGCGCCGGGCTGGAACGACACGATGGTGAACGTGGCGCCATTCCAAACCTTGAGCAGCGGCGGGTTGCTGCTGGTATCGACCCAGAGCTGACCGTTGGCGGGTGCCAGTGGTTGCGTTGGTCCGACGCTGGTACCCAGCAGGGTTAGTGCCAGTGCGAGGTTGTTGGCCGTGATGCGCCGAGTCTGGGAGCCGCTGACGCTGGAAAATGGCAGGAGATCCGCGCTGGCAATCGCTGTTGCGGCGGGTAACTGGGAGATCCGTAAGCCAGCCATCTCAGTACCCCACCACAGTGATGTCGATCAGTCCAGCCACTGCTGTACCAGAACTATTGACGCACTTCACTGTAACGCTGCTGGTGGTCTTAGACAGAACAATCGCGTTGATGGCGCCGGTTCCGGTGTCCTGCAGCGTGACCTGAACGGACTTGACGGCACGGAATGGCTTGGTCAGCGGGATGGCGGTTCCAGCCCCACTGCTGCTGATGGCCACATCATTTTGGGATTCGATGACATCGGCGTAATCCAGCTCAAAACAGATGCCCGTGATGGCGCCGGGCGATTCCCCATCCTTGCTGCGAATCAACGTCTGCACTTGGTACACGTCTTCGATCAGGCGCTCATATGGTGCGTAGGGGTGCAGGATGCCAGAAGATTCGCCAGACAAAACACCAGCGGAATAGGTGCGCTGTTCCAAGAAGATCTGATCGTCGTTTTCTTGGAAAATGTCATCGTCGTTTTCTTGGAACAGAACAGTGTCTGCCCCAGCCAACGCGCCAATGCTGTGCTGGTAGGTGGCCTCAGCGGTGGTAGTAATCAGGATGGCGCTTTCAAGGAAGTTGTTATCGAAGTTCCAGCGGTAGTAACCATCCACGGCGGGGTCGGTTTGCTGGACGCTGTAGACGCCGGTATCGCCGGTGATGTAGGCGCCACTTTGGGTGGTCAGGTAGGCGCCGCTTTGCGTGATGAGCCAGTAGTTGTCGGTAACTTGAGCGTTGACGAAGCTGCCCGGCCAAGTGGTGTCATCAATGCACTCGTCGTAGACGGCGTTACTGATCGGTGGGGCGCCAACGTTGAGCAGGATGGTGGCGGGAGTGTCGCTGCGCCATTGGGTGGCGTCCACCGATTTGACCATTACGGTCCACTCATCGGTGTCGAACAGGCTGGTCTCAAACCACTGCTGCGCGGCGGTCACACCACCGGAGTACAACTCAATCCCCTGTTCCCATGTGGTTGCGGGGTTGCTGTCGATCAGGCCGCCTTGCTTGTAGCGGACTTCGTAGGACACCACATCGCTGACCACGCCTTGGTCCCAGCTCCCGTACAGGCTGCGGGGTAGCTGCCAGCTAAAACGTTTCTGGCCGCTGTTGGTGTTTTCAACGACGGTGAACAGACTGGGCGTTGGCGGCACGATCTCCTCGCGCTCCACCGTGTCGTACAGATAATCCGTCGGGTTTTCACCAAAGATGGCGCTGGTGAAGGCAACGCGAATCTCCCAGTCTCCAGGTGCGTGGAACGCAATGGTGTAATAGCCGGTGAGCGGAATGTCGCTGAGGAAATACCAGCCATCGGCGGCGGGTTCTTTGACGCCGGGAATGACGGTTGGAACGTTGGTTGGAAATGCCCAGCAGCGGTAGCCGGTGACGCGCTCGGGAATGGGGCAGGTGCCAGCGTCAACGATCAGAAGCTGGGTGCCATCGGGTTGGTTTTGGTGGCGGATGACGCCGTTGAAAGCCGGATCGGAGAGGTCGGGGATTGCGGGATAGCCCACCACGCCAGCAGTGGCAAAGTCGGATTGCTTACCGAGACGATCAATCGTGGCAACGCGAAACTCGTAGGTGTCACCGAAGACGTGGTTATCAATCGGCTGCCAAATGTTGGTGGATGAGACCTGCGTAATGTCCGACCATTCGGTGTCACCGATCTGGCGCCACTGATAGCGGTAGCCGCGCACAAGCAGGTCGTTAGCGTCGTTGGTTTGGGGCGGTGTCCAGTAGGCGCTGATCTGGTTTTGGCCATTGCGATAAACCAGCTCCGCGTAGACACCAGTGGGCGGTTTGGCGCCAGACAGGGTGAAGCGATCCTTTGGCGTGGCGACCGGCAGGTTGTTGTCGACGTAGCCGTATTTGCTGGCGTTGTATTGGACGGCTTCAACTTGGAAAACCAGCGGGTCAACTTCGCTGATGGCGATGATCTTGTACAGCGCGGCTTCAAGGCTCTGCCACTCCAGCACCCACAACGCACCGACTTGAGTGTCAACAATGCCGTTGCAACGGATGACCGTGTAGGCGTCATCGTCTTGGACGACATAACCCACCAGTTCGTCGCCGCTTTGGGTGATCAGAAGGTCAAGGTTTTGGGCGCCGATGTTGTTGAGTTGGCTGGCACCAGCAAGGTTGGAATAATCAACAACGTTGAGAACCTGTAGTTTTGGCTGGGTGGTGATCGTGCCGTCTGGGTTGGTGGTTTTTTGCCCGTCAGGAATAACCAGCGTCAGCGTGTAGGTGTTGGCTGGGTTGAGGTTGAGAACAGCGTCCAGCGTGATGCGATTGTTTTCGGCGTCGATGGCACGGACGCGACCGCCAAGGCGTTGACCTTGTTTCAGCGGGTCGGCAATCTGGATGACTTCACCGACGCTGGCGGCCAGACCTTCGGCGCCAATGCGGAAGCTGACTTTTTCGGTCTCGTAGCGGTTGCTGAATAGCGTGTGTTTTGCTGCCCGGAGTGCTTGGCCGCGTGAGGTGACGCCCAGCAGGCGTAGGTCGATGGGGTTGTAGCCGAAACGCTCCAGCAGAGTGTCGTCCTGCAGGTATTCGGTGACGCTGGAATAGGACTGATTGGGATCGTCCCAGTTGGCCAGAACAACGGATTTACGCGCAGTTTTGGCGGTGCCGTTGTAAGTGAAGCAAGGCGATGTAACAACGCCATTGTCGTCAACCTCTTGGATGACGTTGGCTTCGCTGAACTGTTGAACGGGGATCTGGGCGCGATCCTGCGTTAGGTAGAGTTTGCCTTGGCTGTAGTAGACCAAGCCACGGAAACAGGACGCCAGTGCGTTGAGAACTTCGTAGACGCTGCCGGGGTTCTGAAGGTAAACGTTGCAGGTAAAGCGTGGTTCGTAGCCGCCTTCACCGTTTGGAACTTGCTCGTCGCAGTATTGGCTGACGGTGTACAGGTACCAAGGGTCGATTGCGATGGTCGGCATGTACCGAGCGCACCCGAAGCGGGGGTTCAGCACAATGTCGCGGAAGATCCAAGCGGGGTTATCGGTCCAAGCGGTGGTGAAGGTGCCGTCCCAGATGCCGCTATAGGTGCGGGCTACGGGGTCATAGTTAGTAGGTATTTGTACCCGCTTGCCACGGATGCGAACGGATAGGTCGGGGATGCTGTTGAACTGGCGGGCGTCAACCTTCAGCGCCACCAGTGCGGTGTTGGGGTAGGCAAATTTTTCGTCGATGATTTCGGCAAAGCTCTGCCACGCAATACCGTTTTGCAGATAGGCGCTGCTGCTATCGGGTGTGATGCGGGTGACGCGAACGCTCCATGGTCCGGTGCCGCTCAGGTCAAATTCGTAGGCACGTTGGAATTGGCTGCTGGATTTGCCGCTGACTTCTGGCTCGGTAATGGTGGTGTACGGTCCACCGTTGGCGGAAACTGCGATCCGGTATTTGACGCTGGTGGCGCGAATGTCGCCGTTATCGACGTTGGTGGATTGCAGCGCCGTGTGCGTGATGATGACGCGGCAACGCTCGGTATCAAGGTCGGTGATCGTGCGGGTGATCGGACCCGAGGCAACCGTTACTGCTGTGTTAACGCCGACAGTGTTTTCAACAGTGCTGAACCCCAGCATCGGGGTTTGAGTTTCGTCCGTGCCAGTGCGGCTGTCGATTGTGTATCCCGAAAAATTCTTGCTGCCGTCAGGGTTCTGGATCGGCGTGGAATCAAGGAAAATATCCTCCTCGGCACTATTCGGGAAACCTTCAATTTCGCCTTCGCTCAGTGCATAGACCGTCTTGGCAAATGCAACAGAGAACAGGTTGTTGGCTTCCTCAACAGGCTGCCGCGTTGGTGCAACAATCGTTTGCTGGACGACCGTGGGTTGAGGTGAAGACGCGCCACCGCCAGCACCGCTGATCTCAGGCAGGTTGTTGAGGTCTTCCATCAGAGGTAGTTCTGCAGCTCAAGGCCGAACGACAGCACCGGCAAACTTCCGATGATGCGCTCACCGTAAAGGACAGGAACAACCTCACCTTGCTTGGTATTGGCGTTGGATTTATCGAACGTAAAAGATTTCAGTTGGTCTGATTCGCTGCGGCCTGTTGTTGATGCGCCCCCGACGTTATCCACGGTCGGCATTTTGGGCGTTGGTGTTAGCAACTGTGCTACGCCACCAAACAACATCGAAACACCGATGGAGCCAACCGCCAGAGACAAGGCGCTGAATTTGGTTCCGAAAATTGTTGCCGCTACGCCACCACCAAGACCCGGAACAAGGATCGCAAAAGCAACAAGAGCCACGCCTGCAATTACAGCGCCAACACCGCCATTGCCACCGCGACCTGTCGGAATGGGAGCTAATACAAGTCGCTTGCTCATTGGCCAAAGCAACTGCTCTTCCGTCAGCCCTTCGGCGTGATCGGTCACCACGCGCCACGCAATGCCGTTGTCGCCGCTTTCAATCAGGTACTGGCGCAGCTCTGGCATCTGTACACACAACGCCCGCACGGCCTCGGCAGGGGTCTTGACCGCAAGTTGGAAGCGGCGTCCGAATTTGCGCCCAAGCTCACCCAACAACCTGATCGTGACCATCAGCCGCGCCTCCGTACCACCATGTAGGTATTCTCGCGGAAGTATCCGCTGTACGCCGTTAATCCAGACAATCTGCCAACAAGATGCTGGTACAACAGGTTGGCGCTGGGATCTTCCACGACGGCGACGTGATTACAGCAATTCTGATTCCTGATGCGGAACAGGATTACATCGCCACGCTCCAGTGGCACTGTCACAGGCAGGCGCACAAAGCCTTCAGTGGCGAAGTTGTCCTCAAAGTGCGTGAAGCCACGGGTTGACCATTCGCCTTCGTACAGCCGTTCGTAGTCGCCCATCTCCACGCCCATCTGCTGCCAATACCAATCCCGCACAGCGGAATAGCAGTCGTAGATGCCGTAGTTCCAAGGGCGCTCCAGTAGACCGGCGGACTGTTGAGGGTCAAGCCAAAAGGCTTCACTGCCGCCGCAATTCCACACGGCATACGGCAGGTTCAGTTGCTTGCAGGCTTTACGGTCAGCCTCGCTGAAGCCGCTGTAATTCACGTGGCTGTGCCAGCAGGCAACCGCGTCGTCGTAATACAGAGCCGTGTCCTCGGCGCTGATCGTGAACGTATCCGGTTCGCTGCTGGTGTTGGCGCACTCCACCACGGAGCCGTCTTGCAGGATGAAGCCACAGGTTTCGCGTGGGTGAGCAGCCTCGGCGTACTGGCGCATGGCAAGCCGTTGGGCAGCAGTCAGCGGATTTGACCAAGTAGTCAGTTCCATCAGCCTTGCGAATCCACCAAGCCGGGAAATCCACCGAACGGTAGGCGGCTACCGGAGCCGAAACGCAATTTGCAACTCTCCAACCGTTTCCCGCACGCATCCTGCGCCAAGGTGGCAACCACGTTGTCATTCGCGTCCCAATAGCTTGCGCCGTTGTAATGGCACCCAATGTTGTCGCGGTAGATCCACTGGCACTGTTCGCGCAGCAGGCGGCGACCGGGAAGACTGCGGCCTTCAAGATCGAACGGGACAGAGAGTTGGAATGTGACCGACAGTTTCGTTTCGTTGGTCTTCTGCTCCACCACCCACTGATCTGGTCCCCAGTAAGCGTCAGGATCGGCTGCAGGTTGGCCGTCAAGGTAAGTGGTCAGTGTGCGGATGCGCTGCACCGTGGCACCAACCAAGTCGTCGTAGGTGTTGGTGAGTCCGGTGATGGCGAGGCCGACGTTGGCAAAGGTGATGCTGGGACGCTCCAGTTGGCCGCTAGTGTTCAGCTCAAAGCCATTTGCCTGCAATGGCAGTGCGGTGTAGGTATTGCCGTCATAAACAACATCGGTGCCGTTAACTTGCGACCAATTACAGAAACGGTAAATCGACTGGTCAACAGAGCCAGCCGGAAGCAATACGGCAATATCCAGCGTAAAAAGATCAACAACCTCGGGAAGTTGTGTCTTGAATGTTTGGGCGTTGGGGGGAGTTTGTGTCATACGTAAATTCGCACCAGCTCAAAGCTCACTTTCATGTATGCAGAACTTACCGGCGTCATCTCCCAGCCACTTGCCAAAATGTAGTTTCTGGCTGCCAGTGTCAAGGTTATATCAACCACAGTGCCGTTGCTGATTGTGACTGAAGTTAAAAGGCCAGTTGCAAGGTTGGCCGTGTAATTTGTCGGGCGTGTATAACCGGCAAGCGTCAAAGAAGAAATATTGTCGTAACCAAGATTCAGCACGCCAGAAGCAAACGGGCGCTGAAAATTCTTAGTGGCAAGTGGTGGCGTCCAACTAATTTGCTGCCCCTTTTTGCTAAGCAAAAAACTTTCAATCGAATAGGCGCTGGAATACGGAAGTGGCGGCGTCTCACATTGCCAACGCTCCTGATCAATGTTCAAGCCATCGGTAAGAATTTGGCTATAACCATCCCCAAAATTGATTAGCTGGCGGCGCTGTGTACGACGAACCGGTGTGGCCATCACCAGCGGGATGTCATCAAAGCTGATGTAGGCCATTACAGGATGCCTCCGCTGCGCTTCTGATTGACCAGTGTTGCCATCACGATACCTTGAACTTGGCTGGCAATCTGTTTCTGTGCAGCAGGGCTGAGGTTTTCGCCCGTGTTCTGCACGGTGATGTTGACCGCACCAACCTGAACGCCGCCGCCAAAGGAACCAGCGGGGGCAATGCCACCGCTACGACCCGGCATGAACAACTCAGGACCATTTTCGCCAACCAAGTAAGGCTGACCAGCCATGACTGAACCGCCGCCTGCACGGGCCATCAAATTGGGTAAGCCAAAGCCAGTTACACCAACGCTTGTGCTGCCCGGAAACTGAACGGGGCCCGCACCCTGAAACAAACCGCCAACGCCCGCAAAGCTGCGAGCAACACCAATGGCAATGTATTGGGCAATCATCTGCGCCGCAGACTTCATCAAAATATCAACAATGCTGTTAAGGAACTCGGCAAATGCTTGCTGCGCTGTCTTTGTGCCGTTAATCATCTCCAGCGTTCCCTGCGTAGCAAGTTGACTGGCTGCGGCAGCGGCCTCACCAATCTGCGGGTATTTCTTGAGCACCTCATCTAATGCCTTCTGCTGCTGTCCCAACAGGTCAATATCAGTACGGAATCCACCAGCGCCAGCACCGTAAATCTGGGCGACAAGCCCAGCACGCTTGTAAAATTCTTCGTTTTGTTTTTTAAGTTCTTCGGTGGCTAATTTTTGAAGCTCAAGTCGTCTGATCTCCTCATTCAAAGCCCTTAGATTTACCTGCTGCTCTTTATTTTTTAAGTCGTTAATTTCGCGGAGACGGTCTTCGTACTCAAACTGTATTCGATAACGCTCTTCTTCTTGGTCGGTAATGTTGTTTAAAAGCAGGATTTGACGACTAAACTCACGTCCCATGCTGTCGCCCTGTTCAACCGACCGTCTTAATTCTTCCGCCAATCGTTTCGCAGCATTTGCGGCCTTCGATGAGCCTTGCCCGCCACCAGTTTCACCAAGCAAAGCCGGTGCTGCGCCTGTAGTGGGACGAGTGGAGGGTAAAAGAGTTGATCTGCCTTGCGGAGCAACAAGGCCAAGTGTTTTATCTAAATCTTTTTGCAGGCTGCCGCGAAGTTTTCTTAATTCAACCAATTTTGCTTGTATTTGTTTTTCGGCAAGACTGCCCGGACGAATTTTGTTTAACTGGCCTTGGTTCGCCGCAATAAATTTGTTGATCCCCGCAATTTGCCCCTGTAATTCATCTGCATTTTTACCACGCAGACCCGCTAAAAATGCACTGTATTGAGCTTGCATATAACGCAAGCCTTGGACAAATCCATTTACAAAGTTAGTTAAATCATCCAACGCAATTTTTAATGCTGGTGCAAGAGTGTTGCCGATTTCTCTTGCCAAAGCATCAACGCCATCTTGCAAAGTGCTGAATTTACCTTGAAGCGTTGTTGATTGAGCAACAGCACCATCGGCATATTTACCTCCAGCACTTGTCAAATTTTTAATGGCTTGCTCAACA